TGGAGAACGTCGCCTCCGCCCAATCCTAATTGAGTTCCGGCCACTCCGCCGCCGCACTTGTTTCTCAATTCATTGCCACAAGCCGCAGCCGTTCTGTTTAGTTTCGGATTGTCTTGCGCTTGAGCAACATTGTAGTGGGCGACAGAAATCAGGATGGCAACAGAAAGGTGCAACGTCATCGCGGCAATCGCACTAAAGCGGACAGTTTTCTGCATCATTTCCTCCTCGAAGCTTGTTCAGCATTGTTTTGGCATTCGCTACGCGGGGTTTGCCTCCCCTGGCGCTCAGGAAATGTATCGTACCAACAGGCACCCGCGTTCTGAAGGGGGGGATGCCACACAGCCGATGTCCCGCTTTGGGTCACAAGCGGACATATGCAGTGCAAAAGGTCATGTCCGCTTTGCCCCCAACAGCGACCGCGAAAGCGGACATCCTGTTCAATCCCAAGGCTGCCGTCCGCTTGGCATATCGTCGGCTGCTCTACCAGCGGTCCGAGGATGCATCTGTGACTGCGGCGTCAATCTCAAGGCGCGCGCGCAGGCGATCATTGCTCGCGTTTCGCGCCCGCAGAGCATCAACAGCCTGTCTAGGCGCTCAAGTCCGCCTTTGACCTTGGTCCACTCCGGCTGGAATTGCGCTACCTGCATCTCCAAAAGCCCTGCTCGGCACGCGTGGCGGCAATACGCGACTAAAATTGGAAAGACTGCCCGTCGAAATAGTATGGCTGGAGAAGACCCGACGACATCGCGCCAGATATCGGCCTGCGCGTCGTTCAATTCGGCTGGCGGCGATATCGGCGCAGGTTGGCGGCCGACATCAATGATGACGGCGGACAACTCCGCTGCCGATTTCCTGCCCCGTTTGGCCATTGCTTGACGCCTCAGAAAAAGTGGACGTTTAGAGAAACAAAGGCACTGCCGCGATCGCGATCGGGAAATAATTCTAAAAAATAACCACCCCCCCGGCCGATGTCCGCTATTTCCTCCCAATGCGGACACCAGCGGCGGGCAAGGAGCTTGTCGGGTCAGCGAGGGCGACGACCGATTTTTGCGATTGCGTCCAGAAGCGGCAGCCGTGCCGTGAGACTTTTCAGGTCAAGACGCAAAAACGTTTGCTCGCTAGCTATGCGCAAGATTCGTGAAATCATTTCTCGTTCGAGGCTGTCAAACCGCTCGGCCACGGGTCGAAGCGCATACAGGATTCGTGCATCCACCTCCTTCCAATCTTGCTCATCCGCAGGGATTTCGCGGCGCTTGTAAATCAAATCGGACTTAGCCGCGCGATCCTCGGGCACTAGCACGCGACGCCCACGTGATTTCATGGGAAGAATTTAGCGTAAATTCCGATGAGACCGCGTCACGCGGTCGGATTTTTTGCCAAGCCAACGCTCGACGAAATCCTCGATCAGCTGGCCCACTGCTGCGGTGATTTCGTCATCCGTCGCGCCGGGCTTCAGGCGGTCGGCAGAGCGCAAAGCGGCGGTGAGACGACGATCATGTATCCACATGCCTCGAAACCTGAGCCCAGCGGCCTTTCTGGCCCGAGATTGACGAGCCCGGATGGCATCACGTGTGAGGTTCGTTTTGTCGCCTTCCGTCTCACGTCGGACGGTTGCGTCATAAGAATGTCCGTCAGTGGCGTCAGTGGCGTCAGTGGTTTCCCTACTATCTTCCATATGTTTCCACTTCTCTCGCGCGCGCGATCGGTTGCGTTCTATGGATTTTTCAAGAAATTGTGGATGGTAGTGAGAGAACCACTGACACCACCAACATCATCAATCAGTAAAGTTCCCGAGCTCGCTTGAGACGGTCACTGATCGAAAGACTGGCCTTGGCGTAGATTACCTGTCGGCGGTCATTTATTCGCCACAGGCCGTCACTGGCGCAGTCGTTGCGAACGGGAACGTAACCGCATTTCTCGAAACGGTGAGGAATCTGACGCCGGTTCTTCCGGTCTTTTAACCAGTCGGCGAATTCACCGTCTTTCGCGTTCTGCATCCGGGTCAGCGTGACCGCGTCAGGGTTGCCGAGATCGTCGAGCAGGTCAGCAAGCTCCGCGTCTTCAGGGGCTCGGTTAGCGTCAACAATGTCCCAGAAAGCTGGCGTTTTCGGCGGCGGTGCCTTCGGGTCGAAGTCCTTGAGATCCAGCGATGACAGATAGGCGGCGACGTTTCCATCACCACCGCGGTCGTACCAGCTCCAGATTTTTGCCCAGTAGTCGGCCTCGAAAGCTTCGTTTGTTAATTCGGACCACGCCACAAAATGGCGGCGATCGTCGGCCGGTAAAAAAATCGCGTCGCTCTTGTAGTTGCTGGTGATAATCACGCCGCAGCAGTTCGGGACGTTGTACTCGCGCAGATTCTTTTCATCGACGCGTAACACGTCGGGGGGCGCCGCGATGATTGCCTTCGTATGATCGTAGAAGGCAAAGCGGTCGAAATCACCAAGATCACGCGCCTCGTTCACCCGCAGGATCACCGACTTTACGAAACCGTTGAACCGGCCCAGCAGGTGCGTTGCCGACACCTCGGCCACGTTCCAAGGGCCTACGGCGCGTTTCACCGGCTCGATCAGGGTATCCTTGCCAATGCCCTGCAGGCCACCCAGCATAAGCGCATGGTTTACCTTTTCCTGTGGTCGCTGCACTCGATGTGCAAGCCAGCGCAGAATATGGTCGGCCTCGTTCGCGTAGACCCGCTGCACATGTTCGATCCACATCCCCGCCCCAGACGCATTGCCGTGTCCCAGCGTTGGTGGCCGGTACAGGTTCAAGACGGTACAGCCCGATCGATCGATCCACCCGCCATCAGAGATCAACTTGTCGCGGATCAGCATCGTCGCGCCTGGCAGCCATGTCATCTGCTCAACCGGCGCGTTGGCATCGAGCCAGTCGCTGGCGCTGATCGGCTTGCCGTTGCCAGTGATGGGCGCAATGCGTGCATTGACGCTGGAAGCTGGCCAAGTGTCTCGCGTCGGGAGAAACGCGTACATATGCATCGGCATGTAAGCGACGAAGTCTTCGAGCCCGACGTTAGCGGGTTTGTTCGCTTTGAATTTTTTGGCCTTGTCGCTGCGCGCGCGTACAGCCGCTTCGCCATGGGCGCGCAAGGTGTCATTAACGTCCGGATGCTCCTTCATTGCATTCCCTCGATGAGCACTTCAGTGCCCTTGGCATTGAGGCTCTCGGCGAGAGTTTTTGCGCCCGCCTGTCCGGCCTGGTCAGCGTGAGCGAAGATGGTTACGCACTCGATGTAGTCAGGGACACTGTCGGCGAGCTTCGGCATGAATCCAGCCGAACCTGCAGCCCACACCCCGAGCCCAATCGCTGCGTATACGCTCAGTCCGTCCTCGATACCTTCGGTAATCGCTAGTCCTAGGAGGTCACCAGGTGGCGCGATCATTATTGGGCATCCTCGCGGACTTCCAATGATAAGCCTTGGCATGCTCGCGATCTTGTCGCTGCCATCGGGCTTCAACAGCGTCAGGTGAACGCTGTCGACATTATGTGGGGCCTTTAGGACACCGAGCTCGGATTCGCAGATGGCGAAGCACGCGATCAGCGCCGGATGATGACCGACCTTGCGCGGGGCCGAGAACGCGAGTGTTGCAGGCAACAAGCCGCGATAGCCGCGTGCCTTTCTGAGATACGTTTCAGCGATGCTGCCGGTGAGCGGCTGGCGTGCGTGCCACAGATACTGCGCTTTGCGATGCTGCCCGGCCTCATAGTCGTTCACCGCTTGCGAACTCGTAGATATTCGCACTGGCTGCACTGTGCGGAAGTTGCCCCCAAGAATTTCGACGGCCTCGCGGAACCCAACACCGTCAAGATGTCGGATCAGGGCGACTACGTCCCCTCCAGCGCGACAACCGCGGCAGTGCCAAACTTGTTTGCGGATATTGATCGCGAATCGGTCACTGCCTCCACAAACAGGACAAGGGCCAACGCGCTCGACCCTACCGCGCAGGTTGATGTCGCGCGATTCGATTACGTCCTCGATGCGATGGGCCCGGGCGCGCTCGATGCGGTCGGCGTTCATCATGGCGGTTCCCTTTTTTAAGATTTCGCACGCGCTCCGTTGATAAGCCGCGGCAATGAGCGGTGGTGCGCGTCGATCGAACTCAAATCGATAAGGGTTTTCCGCCCATCCTTGAATGCGTCGATGCGTCCGGCAGCGATAAGTTCATAGCAGCGCGTGATACCGAACCGCCCGTACGCGCAGGCGGTCTTCACCTCGGCGAGCCGGCGCTCGCCCGCGGGCTTTTCCTCGACCCGGCGCAACTGGCGTGTAAGTTTTGCCGACATACGCTTCCCTCCATCGAAGGTTTCCTGCATTCGTTTGCCTTCACTATTCATCGGAGTAATCTGCCGGCAAGCTCGACAGTGAGTATCGACTAAGCAGACGCTCGCTGGTCGGCGAGCCAAGCGTGCGAGCAGCAACCCATAAGCAGAAGCGAAAAACCCACCGGTGCAGAAACACCGGTGGGCTCTCACGATCAAAAGACGCGGAGATGGTTCAGGGCACCTCGCGCGCTTACACCCTCGTCCGCATTATATTATCATGATGAGCACCCGGTTCTGTGGTGATCTAAGCCGCTTTCAGCAACGACACGACGTTGTCGCGCAGCGCGTCGAGCCGATCAGCCCAAAATTGCATCATGCGTACTCGCTCCTGCCACATGTCGGCTTTGTTGTATGTGCCCCGGATTTTGTCCTTATCGTCGTGCCCAAGCTGACGTTCGATTCCATCCACAGACCAGCCGCCCCACTCGTTCAACAGTGTGCTGGCCATCGAGCGAAAACCATGCGCGCAATGTTGGCGTGTGGTGTCGTAGCCCATCAGCGCCAACGCCTCGCACATTCGGTTTTTGTGCAGCGGTTTGCCGTCGGTTGAAAATACGTACTTGTGTTTGCCGGTGATCGAATAGAGCCGTTTGAGGATCGCCAACGCTTGGCGCGACAACGGCACGCGGTGTGGACGGTCCATCTTCATATCCTCGGCCGAAATGATCCAAACACCGGTTGCGAAGTCATTTTCCAGCGCGCCGACGATCTCCGACCATTTCATTTCGTGAATATTATGCGGACGCGGCCATGTCAGTGCCATCATCTGCAACGCCGCGACGGTCAGTGCTTCGCCGTGATAGTCGCGAATGTCGCGCATCAGCTTGCCGACCAATGCTTCGGTTTTCTCCACACCGATCATCTGTAGTTGATCAGTGATCGCCGGGCGCTTCCGGTACTTGTGAGCGAACCGGCCCTTGAACGGTGCAGCGATGTCGTGTTTGCACAGGTTTTCCGAGATCGCGTAGGACCAGATGCGCGAGGCTAACGCGCGGACGCGCCGGGTTTTGCTCTTGCGCCCGCTCGCATAGATCGCCTTGAGCAACTCGCCTAACTCACTTGGTTCGATGCTATTGATACCCCGCTTGTCGAAGGCATTGGTCAGTTCACGCATCTCGATCTTTATCCGCCGCTGTGTCTCGGCATCGTTTGCGCTCGCAACCTCCGCGAACCAGTCATCGGCGACTTTCTGAAACAGCACAGCGTCGGCAGAAATCGCTGCCGCGCGCTGCACCTCCTGTTTGTATTCGCTCGGATCAATGCCCTTGGCCAAAAGCGCACGTGCGGTGTCGCACTTGGCGCGGGCGTCCGCCAGACTGACCGCCGGGAAAGCCCCGAACGAAATCGTGTTCTGTTTCTTGTTGGCCGGTCGCCGATAGTAGAACCGCCAGCCGCGCACTCCGGTCGGCTCGACGTGCAGGAACAGGCCACCGCCGTCGCGAAGCTTGAGCAGCTTTGCGCTCGGCTTGCTGTTGCACGTTGCGTTGTCGAGATGTCTTTTCATTTCGATGTCCTCGGGAAGCTCCCAACAAGCTCCCAACAAAATCCGCACCTGTCAGCGTGCGGCTGCGATCGGTGACGGATGTCAGTGAAATGGAAGCTGTTGAGAGTTCAAGACTTCCAGAGGACAGCGAATGAATGCGGGCCTCGGCGAAAACTTAGGTGTGGCCCGGCGCGCCACCCGGGCATCGTGCAATGCCCGGGCTCATTTGCGGTCGTCCTGGTGCCGCTTCGCCCGAGGGCGTCGGCGGAACCACTCGGCGCCGGGCCGCGCTTTGCGTTTTGGCGCTGTCTC